GGATTGTTAATTCTATGAAAAGTGTTAAAATAGCGAATTAGCCATCACTGACTAATAACAACAATAATTACGGCTATCCTGATCAACTATTATTTTGGTTGTGAAATTTACGAACGATATATAAAGGTAATTTAGATAGGTGCAGCTCCACACTTTAGCAAATCCTTTCGGATGCGAGTTAGCTACACTGAATACTCAGGTGATCAAAAACGGGTTTGACCACGCCATTCCATTTGATGCGAACGGGCGTTCAACGATTTTCTCGAACAATTCCCGTCGCATTTTCTCCAACTCCTCAGAGGCGGTTGAGAAACCACCACCAATCTGCGAGATCTTATTTCGCCAGAGTTGGTACAGAGATGCATATGATGGAATCACAAAATGCATTTCTGCCTCATTCAATTTACTGCGAATGAGAGCAGTGTCCTCCTTGTACGCTTTCTCCCCGTGTTTCCACAGTTCAAAACATACTGAGGTGAGCGTCATTCCAAGGAGGGATCTTAAATCTCCTTTCTTGACTACCCACCCCAATGTGCGTAAGATGTTCTCTCTAGGGAGGACCCCTAGAGTTGCACCCTCAAAATCTTTAAACGACCTCTTGAGGAAGGTCACTTGTTCCCAAGGATAGAGTTTTGGTGTTTCTCTTCCTTCCTTGGAAACCTCGCCAAAGACCATTCCGATCTTCGCGAAGCCGTCTCGCAACACATGCATGTTCCAATATGGCGCAACGAAATCTGAGATACCCATCACTAGATCATCTCCATACACACAGAAGTGGATGTTCTTTTTCATCATTGCCCAGGGAACGAGTTCATCCATGTGCAGCCCTCGAAATGTCAGTATCCACAGATATCTCATCAAGACAATCTGGATGACTGAATTCATCGTTGATGTTTCAGGGTTGCCAGATGGATTTCCTCTGGTCTTTCCATAGACGGCATCTCTCGCTATGACAGTCGTGTGGGCAATTTCCTCGCCAATAATTCTCCGAGCTTGTTGATTCATGTCGGAGTCATTATAGAAATTGTTGACCACGTCAACGAATGCCATAATCAACTGGGTGTTGATGGTTTTGTCGTAATTGCCCCAGTCAGCAATAACGAATTTTGTGATCGCCTGCCCTCCAATATTGGTAATGGAGTGTTTCAGATGGTCCCAATCTACTCCGGACTCAATAAGTCCCGGTCCCATAAAATCGTCCACACGATGGTACATAGTGAACGCATTGAAACTCAGGAAATATTTCCGGCAGTGAAGGGTAAATGGCAGATTTGCAATCACGAAGATGCGAGTTTTCTTCTCTTTGATCTTAAAGAGTGGTAAGAGTTCATCTTTCAGTGTATCACACCAATAACTCTCCACTCTACGACCGCATCTTGCTTCATGGTCACGTTGGCGAAACGCGTCCAGCAGGGATCTTCCTTTTTCATTATCCGCAAACTCGATGACTCCTTCATCAGTAACGCGGAAATAATCTCTTTTCCCCTTCTGTGTGATATCATCTTTCCACGGGTAACCCGCAGACGTTGTGAGATCAATGTGGCCAGTGCCGGGCATCTCCGTTCCATTCAGAATCTCGACTTCATCGAGAACTTTCTGGAATTGACTCCGCCCAGGCAACGAGCAAAAGAAATCACTCACATCACGCGTAGCTTCCTCTAATATCTTTGGATCAAGTGGAAATGTCGGAACAAGATATTTACACAATCCCTTGAAGAGTGGGTCAACCTTCTCGTCGCCCATTCTCTCATCATGGATGGACAGTATAGCAGGTTCTCTGTCGTCCGGTACTATTCCGTGGAGTGGACTCTTAGTCAAACACGTTTCCTCCGGAATATACACAGCACGACCCTTCAGTCTGCCATATACTTCCAACCCATCAGGGGCTCTAAATCTCGGTTGTTCATCCGTATTTAGTGATTGGAAATCCAAGGTGGTCGTGGGTTCAATCCCATCCACCAATGATCTATTCAGTGGGGCTGCAACTCCTCGAGTGCCGTCCCCAAGGCAATGGATTCCAATCACGAAATATCTGCCGTTGTGCGCTCTCGCAACAATCGGCAGTCCACAATCTCCTTTGTAGGTGTTCATCCTATACCCAATGGCTCTTGTCACAAGACCATTTGTTGATGTTACAGTTCCGGGCAGGATGGTGCAATTCATTTGTTCAATGCACAAAACACCTCCCAAATATCTCATGTACGCTCCAGTCATAATCTCAGGCACTGCCGTTGTTTCTGGCAAAACGTGTTTCATAATCGACGGATATGGTGATATGTTCTGACTTCTCAAGTCACAGAGTACATAATCACAATCGTCGTACGTTGCGACTACAGAGTCAACAAACGACACATTTGTGCATCTCTCCTTATCTTGGAAATGCTGGATTCGTACATATGGTTCTTTAATCAAACTGTCTATAATGTGTTTGTTCACAAGAATTTGTTGTCCCTGGAGGAATACCGCATACGTCACATGGACGGGTGTTTCACCTCCTCGATAATATCCGAGACTAACAACATTCTTATACACTTTAAGAAGTGTAGACAGCGCATTTCCATCAAGACTAATCTCACCGGCTTGTTCCTCCAGAACATTCTCAACCTCTTCAATAAATGACTGAGGCACTAATTTCTTTTTCTGGGCAATCACTCGCCGGACTATCTTGCGCTGCTGAACCTTGTTCACAGCAGATTGCTCCTCTGGCTTTCCAAACATCCATTGGTACGCAGTCTTAATCAGACCTACGACCAACTTGGTCAAGCCAAGGACAATCACTCCTTCGACAACTAATCTCAGGATTCGAACCCAATCGATCCATTTTGCGGCTTCCACCGCAGCGCTCCCTTCCAGGTCAAGCATCTTGATTGAAGTGTTGCCCTCCATCCAATCCTTCATTCTACCATAGAACGAGGTGGCGTGTTTTCCAACCATTTTCTTCAAAAATGGTAGAGCAGCAACAACTTCTTTATCACTCCCTTCCATGGGCAGCAATTTCTCACCTGGTGCAAGCGTAATATCTTTCGAGTCGAAGAATGGGGATGCGTAAAAGACTTTCTCATCAGCGGGATCCATCAGGACTCCCTTTCGACTTCTCTCCAAGAAGCGATTCAAATCTGTACGCACGATTGGAAACTCATGTTTTTCTCTCCAGAATGTATTCCCATCTTCGGTATATTCAATATCTTCAACATAATTCTTCCAATGGTAGTTCAAATATTCTTGGTACATAAACTCTTTGAATTTGTCCTGATCTTTGACGACTTTCCATGGCTGTCCAGCTTCCAATCGGTTCAAAAACTCAAACAGGAAGAAGTCTTTCTCACTGGCGTGCGTATGATCATACAACTCGCCTCTCTGTGCAGCTTCTCCTGTAGCCTTGTACTTAGGATTGACAGTCAAACGAATCAGGAAATGTCGTCTTCTTCTCAACGCATCTTCATGCATCACTTCTGGCGGTTTCAAGTATTCAGTGTTACTCGTTAATATCAACACTCTACTGGAAAATGGTTTTCCTTTACTTGCTAAATCCGCCATGTTAAGATAGAAGGGTGTTCCAGAGCAGATCGTGAATAAATCCTTGATTCTCTCATCAGGATTCATTTGTCCAATATCATCCCATTCACAGAAGAATTCCTCACGGTATCCAGACCAGAATTCATCAGCACCATTCTTTGTGTACTTCAATGAATTCATCGGAATCTCACCGTATCCATCTTCCATGAGTCTTCTTCGGAAGAACAACGCCAAATCTCCAGCCATATGTGATTTGCCAGTACCATGAGGTCCAGCAATATATATGGTGAATGGGTCATATTTCTTCACGGGATTTTCAATCTCAGTCAACGATCTGTACAGGCCACCAGTATGGCGCAGTACTGTTTCAGCTCCACGCACAATCTCACAAGTGGCCTTGTCTTTGGACCCTTTGTACTCTTTCGCATAATCCTCTAAAGTGATGTATGCAGTGAAAAACGCCTGTCTCCGCAGGTCCGTCTTCAACACTGTTCCAATATCAGCATCACTTCCAAAGAAATTGAGGGTCGTCATCGCAGACATAGCCTGGATGTCTTGTTGTGTTTTCTTTTGAGCTTTCTCTGTAAGCTTCACACTTTTATCAAGACACCAGCTAAGGAAACTCTCGAGTATTCCTTCCATCTTCTCTAATATCCATTCAGTTGCGGTCCAACCAGCCTTCAATGCTGTGGCACCTTTCAACAGGTTTAATATCTTTGTTTTGTCGAATGTGAAGTATTCGACGAAGGAAAAAGGTGTCTCAAACCAATTCTCAGCCATCCCATAGGCTTTCATAATCTTCTCATAGAGCGTTGAGCTCTCTCTCTCTTCTTTAATATCATCTTCTTCGTCCGCCTGCTCTTCAAGCTGGCCGAGGTTAGAAACTTGTGCCCCTTCGGAGGCTTTACGCAGTTTGCTAAGCAGCGAACAAAATATCAATGTTCCAGCACCAAATGCCAGTAGGACACCAGCGAATTTCAGAAATCCTGTGGCAGTATCAGCGGTCTTCTCCACCGACTTACCAACTTTTTGTGCAATCTCTTCGAATCGCGCAAACGTTGCACGAGAATCATCTGCCATGACACTAAAGTCATTCTTCATAATCTCAACGAACGTTGCTATGTCCTGTACTGAGGCCGTCGCCTCATTTAAGCCAAAAATCTGCTCTTCCAGTCTGGCTCCTTTAATTTCACGGGTAATCTCATCAATCCATCCGTCTTGTGCAATGCGCTCAGTCAGG